CTCTGTACAAAATAAGAGCAATCCCATTAAAATAAGCCCTAGTGACTTACATACGTTTGAGCATCTCGCAGCTCTTGGTGTAATTCCAAACATTCGATAAGATCCTTTGATTTAAAGTTACGCGTAGATGTTTCTTTCCCGTCAAGCACCATTTCGACTTTTCTCCAGTCGTCCCCCGAGAGTTTAGCCAATTTTCTGGCATGAATCCGGAGTTCACACATGATACGAAGAATGCTAAAAAGTAAATTGTCAGACATGATGTTACATTAAGTTGGTGCACTCGACTGGACTTGAACCAGTAACCAATGAATTATGAGTTCACTGCTCTAACCATTGAGCTACAAGTGCGTTGATGGTACCTCTAACCGGAATCGAACCGGTATGCCTATCTCTAAGCGACGGATTTTAAGTCCGTTGTGTCTACCTATTTCACCATAGAGGCCTCTTGTTTACCAAGAAATTGTAAGCTCGTATCCAGCGCCTGTGCTTCCAATTAACTCACAACCGAAACCTTCGCACACAATAGCGGCTATTAACTCATTAACTGGACAGCCTTTGTAAGCAGTCCCATCAGAACCTTCGTCTAGCCAAACAGAGAAAAACAAAGCAACCACGAAGTGCTGCAGCTCTTATGAAGGCTTCAATTGCTTTTAAGAGTTTAGCACCTTCTGCAATTGCTCTCATCTCATCTCATCTTTTGTAATACCAAATTTAGTCATGATTACTTCCAGTAAACTTTTAACGTGTAAGGGATTCGCGCTCTTGTTTCCACAAAGACGTGATAACCTGCTTCTCGAAGCAAAGCTACAAGTTGCGTTTCAGTAAAAGAGCACCATACCCATTCTCCACCTTCTCGTAGAAGATCGAAGCGTGCATACGGTAATCCTTTACTAATTGCATCAATGAGTCGTTCATTCACCCTCTTATAGTCTTCAGTACAGCTAGTCTTGATCAGCTCATCTTTAGAGATAATCATAATACCTTTCATGTTAAACCTTCACCTTGAAGGCCTTTCATATAAGATACCAGATTTTCCGCAAATAAAAAGCCCTCAAAGAGGGCGATTATTAAACTGTACGCTGGAAGTGTGGCTGGTCTTTGAAGTTTTTCCAATTACCACCCCATTGATTCAACTGATCAAGAGATTCCCAGTAATTGCCAAGCTCAGGTGGGTAACACAATACACCATCTTTAGTGAAGTGTAAGTCAACAGCGCACTTCTTCAAGTGCATACTATTCATTGTCTTAGACCGACCAGTCTTAACATAAATAGCTTGCATATCTTCAGTTCGTTGAGCTTCACCAAAACGTACTTCATATCCAAGACTAAAGGCTTTCTGAAGCAGAAAACACACATGCCTAGAAAACAACTGTTGATGTTGGCCTAAATTCATTTGTCACTCCTAGCACTAATCTCAGCAATAACTTGATTCTTGTCTTGAGAAGATTTTGATGAGCCAAAGAAGAAGTTAACAATCTGGGCAATGATTGTACCCATTAAAACACCTAAGATGGTGTCAGCAAATCGTACACTAGTTTCAGGCACAGTAAGGAACGTAATACCGAAAATGTAAGTTGCTGTAATAGCTGACCATGCAATTGCAAAGTAGTATAGGAACCGTTTTGAAAATAAATCATTTTGTTTAAGTGCCTCGACTTGCATATTACGCGCTGAATTAACATCAGCTAAATATGCTTTTTCTAGTTCAGCATCTAATTTACGACTATCTAAAGAGATTTTCTGGAACTCTTCTTCATGCTCCATTTCGAATTGTTTTAACTTCATCAAGTCGGCCTCTGATAACGAAGCCTTCTCAAGGTCAATTCCTGTTTTCTCTTCTAACCAATCTTTACCTTTGCTAGTTACAGCTTTAGCTAAGATATCCATTCCACTGGCAATCAAGGGTACCAAAAAGGGAGCCATGTTATTCTTTTCATCAATCCAATGACTAACCTACTTATGACCTAAATAGTCATATAGGGCTCACGGGTTAAGGGTTAATTTATGTGTAAACGATAAAGTGAACTCTCAGAACTCATTACATATTGAGTTGTAATAAATTTGAGTTTCTGAAAGTTCAACTCGTTTACTCTTTTTGGTTAAAGGCTATCGTGAAATTTACGCAAGCAGGTTCGAGCGCGGATGCTGACCGTCACCGAGACCTCAGCCCGGCGTCACGACCCCGACTCGGGCAGTTTCTGGCCCAGCGTGGGCCACTCTGTAGGCTGTATGCCCACGGCGTGTCCAACCCCGAGACTCCAGAATACGGGTGAACGTATTCTTTTCATCAAAGGGGCTACCTGGAGAAACTACATACTTACAATCACGGGGGGCATTGCTATAAAAATATTCATGCATATCTATAACATCTCTGACAGCTTTGACTCCTGTATTTTTAGAAGCATAATAAAACTGTTGAAAGTTTGTTGAGTTTGTATGAATAAGTTTAACTCGATCCGCGAATAGCCAGGCCTGTATTTCATTACCTATGTATTTAACAGCCATAAACTTTTTAAGCTTCACAGCAGTTGTTAAATTAGCTATAGACACCGAGCGATCTATGTCCATGAATGGCTCAGCTATGTTTAGATATATATCTACACACCTGGCAATTTCAACGCCAGTAGTTACTAGTTTTATACAGGCCATGAAATATTATCAACTTCAGAAACAGTTATAGCGTTATCTACTGTGGATTTTAGCAATTTACAAATGGTATGCAAAGAGTTTGCTCTAAGCGCAACTGATGATACAACAGCTAAAATTTCTTCCTTACTAACAATCATAGTGGTATTGTCAGCTAATGTCCAAGGTACGCCTATCAGACCAGAAGCCAGGAATAACTGCATCCTTTGTAAGCTTGCCTTATCTGCATCAAAAGACTTAGCATTCACTTCTATCGGAAGTATTTCTCTATAGTCTCTTTCAGAGTTTAACTTTGCTCGTTTCTCTAGCTTAGCGTCTTCTAAAGAGCGCTGATCAACCCATTCACCATTTATCCAACTGTGCCATTTTGATGGAGGAAAATTTGGAACAGCGGTCTCAACTAGGCAACCTTCTAATATTTTAAATTTAAATTGACCATATGGTAAACCTATATTAGAACTATCCGGAAATGTATTTGGGGTTTCTTCAAAAGCACCCCAAGATGTTACAAAGCCATAATCGTCGCATTTATATCGATTCATCTAAAAGCTCCTATAATTGTTACAGAGAGATTCCCATTAAGAGGCTTATAGCCTAACCAAGGTGCGACTTCTGAAAGAAATACAGAAACCGTATGATTTCCTGCAGTTACATTTTCAGCTCCACAATTTGCAAAAACCGTATTAGAGGTGCCGTCACTAGTTACTCCAATCTCAGTATATGTTACACCATCAATTTTGACGATGAGCCTGACAGCAACTGATGTAGAATCACTGACATATAGCGGAGTAGCCGCCATAATAATCATCTTAGAATTATCAACTGCAATGTTGAATGGTACACTAAAAATTTCAACTTCACTTATACCATTTACAGCCGTAGACCAGCTATGACTCCAGAATTTAGCTTGAGTTACTGCATTTGCTCCAATTTTAAGAGTAGTCACTTGTAAGTCATTGATATGAGCATTATTAATTGCTGCATTACCAATCTTAGCGCTAGTTATTGTACCATTACGGATATATGCATCATTGATATACACACCACCACTATCTACAATGAACGGGTAAGATGAAGAAGCTCCAGGGCTCCCTATCCAAAAGCGGTCAGCACGTACCCCAAAAGCTGATGTGGCGCCATCATTTACAAGGCCATAGCCAGCAATATAACCATTGACATCAAGCTTTACAGTATACTGTGCAAATAAGGTATTATCTGCATTTATCCTTGCTGTTGTTTCTGTTTGAACAGCTGCGTAAGCATTGCCAGCAGTGTTGCTAGCACTATTTGCTGTACTACTTGCTGAGTTCGCCACTGCTGCAACTGTTGTTATTTGACTGGACGCATTGTTGGCGGTAGTGGTGGCTGTAGTTACACCTGTTTGTAAGTCTGTAAGTTTTGTATTTAAAGCTTGAGAAAGCTGGCTCTCAGTTATCTGGCCAGACAACGCTGCAATAATCTTAGCAACATCAACAGCCGTACTTGCAGTTGCCGGCCCTGCAGCCCCTGTAGAAATACCTCCACCTTTGCTAACCTCTTTAATCCAGAAGGTATATTTTTCACCAAGATTTGCAAAGAAAGAATAATAAGGGTCTGTAGGCTTTGCAACTATAACTGCCTGACCAAACACAGGCTCTGTGGTGCCAGTCCATTTTGCAGCGTATACTATACTATGGTCATGGCCTCCACCAATATTATGTACAGGGTTTGACCAATTTAATGGTATATAATTATAGCCGTCTGTTGCAGTCAAGTCATAAGGTGCGGGTGGAGGTGTAGTGTCCTTACCCGCACCATCAGTGACTTTAAAAGAAGCTGTCTTTGCATTTGAAGGGGCGCTAGTTCTACCACCTGTTGTTACATATTTAATCCAATATGTCAACTCTCCGTATTCAGCGTCTGTATCAGTATAATCATTACCTTTTGATTCTCCAATTTTCTTAGCATCTGCAATGTTTGTAGTCTTCGAGCGCCAGATAGTGGTTAAGGCGTGATTCTTGTAACCCACTGTAATTGTTTGGCCACCCCCTTGTTGCTCCATATCCCGTGTACCTGGGACTTGCCAAGTTAGTAGTACTTCAGGCTTAGTTTCAGAAGCTACACAAGTTAGTAAAATGGGCGTTGGTGGCGGCTCACCTTGTAGTAAGGTACCTGATTGACTCATAGTCATCTTACTTAAAAGGCCATTTGCACCATAGGTTTTAATACCAAAGATACCAGCTTCAAAAGTGAGGGCTGGCAGTTCGAAGAGCTCTTTGTCTGACGCTGCCCGACCTATTTCAATAAACAAGGGCATACCACGCTCATCGTAGCTACCAGTTTTTGCTGCATAGATAATATAGCCAATAGCTCTATTATCTAACACTGGCGCCCAAGTCAAGGTACCTGCAGAGTTAAGGTATATAGTCGATTCATTAGAATACACTAACCAAGCGGGGGCGGGTAGCTCACGATTGTACAGATTTACAGCTGGTAAGTATTGATCATCTGCCACGTTCCACGCCAGTTGGCTATAGTCAAATCTAGAGGCTGTTACGTCACAAACACCATTTTCATTAACTTTCAGTTCAGTGATACGTAAGTATACACCTTCTTCGAAGTTGATTGAAGGGGCTATAAGTTTAACAATATCGCCAGGCTCATAAAACTTACTCTTAAGCAAATACTGGAAAGTTATTGAGAATGCAGATCGACTGGTCCTCACTAACTCTTCAGCTTTAGCAAGTGCATGATAATAGTCTGTAATGCCTTCAGCGAAAATATCAGTCTCTAATTGAATACTGTTATCTTCAGTCAAGAATGTGTTATAGAGTGTTGCCTGAGTTGTTGTGTCGACGTTTATGAAAGAGGTGTATGCTACAGACCTTGTATCCCAAACCCTGGCACCATTCGGCCCTGTAATATAGCCTGCGAAGCCACGTTTACCACCAGTGTCAGTACAATTAGCAGTCAGTGTAACTACAGTGTTTGCTGAAGCACTGAAAGTACCAGTATGGATAGTATTATAACCCCCTGAAAAATTTGAGCCACCAACACTAATTGTTACGCTATCATCTACACTAAATTTTATAGTATGTGTACCACTTACTTGAGTAATAAATGACCAAGTCATTGTAGAGCTGCTAGCCTCACCTGACCATACACCTAAGTCATTCAGCAAAACAGCTGCGTCAGATGTCCCATGGTTGCCAGAAGAGATACTGTACTTTTGTGTACCAATGCCACGTTTATAAGTACCACCAACCTTAGCGGGCCAACTGACAGAGTCTTCTCGAAAGTCTACAGATTCATTATGATACCTGACTGTTACGTTATTGTACCTATCAGAAGAGCTTGGCCACTTAATATTAATAGGCGCACCTAAGACTAACTCATCTTCTGTAATTGTGCCAGCTAAATCAATTGCTTCATTTGTAGCTGGATACTGTAAAAGCAACTTATATTTACCTTGAGACCAGACCAAACGAGCATCACCCATTGTAGCCAATATAGACTCAATGTTTGATCGAATTGCTTTAGCTGTATCAATTACAATATTACATTCATAAAGAGGTATATCGCGGCTGCTAGAAGTCCTAGAGCCATCTGTAGGTAACCAAACGCTACCACCTACTGTGGCACCACTAAGCACTATAGTATTACAGACATCGGCAGCTTTCTTGAAAGATGGTAGATCGATCTCTGAAAGCGACAGACCCTTACCGGATGCCTTGTCTAGCAAGTAATCAAGTAAGCATAGAACGGGGTTTGTTGTATAAGCACTACTGCCTGTCCACTGTTTTGTTGTACTATTCCAAGTTTTAGAGTAACTTACAGAATTCCCTGAGCCGTTGATGTAGCCTACTGGACGCCCTTCAATAATAAATTGGATATCAGGGACGCCATTGAACTGAGGGTCATCACGATTAAGAGCAATACAAACAGATGCATTTGCTGCGCCAGAAAACTTAGCTGAAGCTCTGGTAGGATCATTCGCTGCAATTACTGAGTTTACACTTTGACCAAAATATTCACAATCAATCCTTAAGGCCGCCTTCAAATCGCTATCATTACCTTCACCAAAGCGTGTGTCGTTATACCTGAATTCATCATTAATGATAACATCTAAAACTGCGTTGATAGGTGCCTGACAAATAGCTTGTTGAAAGAACAAGAATTTATTATTAGCACCACTCCAACTTTTATCAAGCGTAGCTCCAGCACTGGCTGGAACATTGACAATTTGAGTATTACCATCTCCGTCGATTACATCTTCGCGAGTAGTAGCTGCGTAGGGCGCTCCACCAGCTAAAAATGTTTTATTTGTAACGCCTGCTTGATAATTAAATTTAGAGGATGTCTTGTGCCATACACGGGCGCCGCCTACTTTAGCTCTACCATAAACAATTGGTAATGATTGAGCTGAGCCATTTGTAACTAACTCAAAACCCTTTCGAGCCTCAGCTGCATCTTGAGCAGCTTTTCTCATTTTCTTTGACTGTTGAACTTGATATGCTACAGAAGCGATTGTAGCCACCATAGCCCAAGATACAGTCAAAGAGCCTAAAACAATACCTGCTTCTACGAAAGCCATAATTAACCTTTACCCCATAATAAATTAATCTGCCCGACACCGTCATAAATAAGTTCATATGAGGTATCACCGGGTGCATTTTTATCAAGATAATCTTGACTAGTTGTGTATTGCTTTACCATATCTAGGTCAGCCATTGGTGAAGAGCACACAATATTGAAGTAAATAGAGCCAATTTCAGAAGTTTCAATTGTATAATTGAAAGAATCAATTTGGCCTTTATATAAGAGTATTGCGTCACCTGTGGTAGTAACTGGTAGTCCAGTCAGCTGATCTACAAAACCTACGTACACTTTAACACTCTTACCAACAAGAGTATTGGTCATACTACCTAGTGAGCTCTCGACATCTACTAGCGTAATATTAAAAGGCTGCTTATCAACTACTGAAATAATTTGTTGTGGATCAAGTTTGTATAAGCTACCATCAGCTACATACTCGACTGAGTCATACACAACATTTGTAAAATGAGAAGTCTTATTATACTCAGCACCTTCTATAGAAACCATATAGAAAGCTTCTACAGAAGGTTGAGATAATATATTTGTAACTGTTGGGCTTAATGAAATCATAATTTTTCAATAAATTTTAATTCTCCAGTACTCATTAGAATACCGTCTTGCATTGACATACCTGAGAGTGACGTACCATCCCGATAAAAGTCAGCGATGACATCGTCTTTATAGTACATTGTAGCACCAGAAACATTTGAGACTAGTTTCGGAAATACACTAATTTGACTCCCAGATACGTCTGTAATCATATACACCTTATTATGATTACTAAACTTGACCATCGTACCGATAGGGAGCGTACCTGAGAAGTATCCTAAGTTAACGACATCACTATTTGCCGTACCCGAACCACTTAGTGCGCCAGTGACAGTCCTTGTTTCTTGAGAGCCAAAAGGCTGAGGAACCCTAATTTTAAAAGTTGCAGACAACCCTTTCTTAACTAAGAAAGCAAATAATGCATTATTAGTGTATGAAAGAGGCTCCAAACCTGCCCGAATTTCCCATCGCTGAGAGGTACGAGAGATTGTGGAGCGTTTCAATGAAAGGGAGTCTGCACTGAACACAGGCTCATTACTCTCTAAGGAAAGTGGTGTCACAAACCTAGCTAGTAAAACACCTGCGTCTGTGCAGAGACCGTACATATTAAACCTTCACATTTCGGTTAGCATTATGCTGATTTACGCCTACCGCAATATTGGGAAGCATTTTGTAAATTTCAGCCTGTGTTTGACGACTTATGTCGCCTGTAATGTTCACATTTATAACTTGTTGATTTGTTGTCTTTGTATTCATTGAGCCAATTGCGGCTTGTGGTAAGTTAATTGAAGTTGGTGATACTAAACCACCATCTGCAAACCTACCAAAATTACCGGAATTAATTGCATGAATAACAGGTAAGAATTTACGTGTTTGTTTAGCGTTTACAACATACTCACCATTTGATAACATGCTTGGGATGCTATCTGACGTCGCTGTCCCCGGTCCAGAAACGAAACCTCCGTCAGCAAAACCAAACAGAGCGAGTGCTTCGCTAGAAGGGCCGGAAGCGCTTCCACCAAACAAGCCGCCCAAACCGCTGAAAAGACTACCACCACCGCTAAATAAGCTCGCTCCAAATTCTTTGAAGCCTTTTGTGAGTATGCCGTCTTTTCCAGTAAGTGGATCCATTAACCCATCGGTAAATGCAGATATTACTTTTGAAGTAAATGAGTTTAGTAGAGTATCTAAGAATGTTTCAAAAACACTTTTGTTTTCATCTGCTTTACCCATTAGTGCAGACTTAAAAGCATTGTTAATGTCAGAGCTAAATCCATTTGCAAATTCTAATGCAACATTTCTAGCATTATTTATACCATCAACAATATTTTGAGCCAATTCAGCGTAGTTAGCCTTAGCAACTTGTATAGCGCCTAGCATAACAGGGTCAGTAGTAGCTGCTTCAGCAATTGAAAGCTGTGTTTGTGCAAAGCCTAGTGAAGCTAGCTGAGACTGCTGACTTTTAGAGCCAGAGAAGAACGTCCGAGCGTCTATACCAGACTTCACAAAATCAGTACTTGCTGCTAATTTGTCTAGTAACACTTGATTTAAGCCATTACCAATGCTATCAGACTGGAGCTGACTCAAGCTAGCGGGAGCACCTAGCGGTCTACCTGCAGATTTTTGCAGCTCATCTAATACGCTACCAGGAGATACCCCTTGGCTTAGCTTATCGATAATCCTTACACCGTTTGCATCTAGTGGCCCACTAGCTATTTGTTTAAGGCTACTAAATACACGTAGTTGCTCTACAAATGCCCTATCGGTGCCAAGGCCTCTTTGAAGAATTTCAGGCAATGCACCTGCAGATTGCCGTACTAAATCATTAGATGCACCAGCACCACTGATCCTTAAGTTTCTCTCAGAGGCAACTGAGTCTAATACATTTTGTTGGAACTTAGCTTGCAATTTCTCTTCTAGTTGTTTAACTAAAAAAGTCTTCCTTTCAGCATCAGTGCCTTTAAAAGTATTATCTAAAATACTCTTAAGTGTGTCTGCTTTATCTTTGAAAGCAGGTATCAACGCATCCAGACCCGCAACCAGATAATTACCAATATCACTAGAGATACCTAAGTAATTACCTAACGCAGAAAACTTACCTTCAAAGGTTAGCTTGACTTGCTCTACAAATCGCTGTATTTTTGCCTCTAAGTCTGCCTTATCAGCAGTCCACTGGATAAACTCAGCAGGCGATTTAATGTCCTTTGTAAGTAATGAACGCTTTTCATCAAATAGGTTTTTAGCTTTTTCAAAATCAGCACTTACAATCTTCGCATCACCAAGTCCCAGATAGTCTAAAACACCAATACTACCTTCTTTTGACTTTGTAAGAACATTTGCATTAAGGGTTTGGCTTAAAGCTTTCTCAATAGCCATACGCTCAGCAATGAGCTTCTCATATTGAGCCGTACTACCTTTGTTAGCCTTTAAATAAGAGATTTTATGATTAATCTCTTCAATTTTAACACCAGCTTTTACAATGTATTGCCTTGCATCATCAGGTAAGTGACTGAACATCTTGTCAGAAATTTCAATACCAATTTTAGATGCACTAGATAGCATGGAGTCAAACGTTACCTTAAACCGTTCTTCTAGTCTGCTAAGAGACTCTTCAATATCATTATTAGATGTTATTATGCGTCTAAAGTTCTCTTGAGAGAATGTACCAGATTCTGTGAATGCTAAACCAGCATCAGCTCTGCGCTTGAATTCAGCCATTACAGCATCATTACCAACTTTTGTAGTTTGTAACTTAGCCCAAGCAGCTGTCCCGGCTTGGGACTCCATTGCAACTTTAGGCAAGTCTACCCCAGTAGCTCCAGAAACCTTCAAAGCCCTAAGGATTGGATTGGTCTCAGTCATTGCATCGTTTGCAGCTTGGGATATTGAGCCTTTAAGTAAGCTATCTGTCCTTAAAATCTCACCACGCAGCAGTTTGATTGCGTCAATTTGTGCTGAGAATGGGCGGCCAGTCGGATCTTCGATAACTTGCTTTAAGTTTAAAGCTGCCAACTTGACGCTTGTTAGATTACCAGCAAGTCCCTCAAGGTTGTCTTTCGATATGCTTGTAAACTGTAACTGAGTTATCTGTCCAAGGCCTGCCGCTTGCAACCCTTTATTGATACTCTCTAAATTCACTCCTGTAGAAAGTAGACGGGTTTGTTCCATTATAAGGGCATTTGCCCTAGCTTGAAGCAATAAGTACTTTTCGTAACTAGATGTATTAGCCATCTCAGTATTCACAGCAGCTAAAGCGCTTGAATTGTTCTTAAAAGCTTCAAAAGAATCAGCACTCGTTGCTTTCAGTCTTTGTAGGTCTATAACTGTTGCCTCAATTCCTGAAACCTTTGATAAGTTATCAAGACTTGTAAATACTCTAGCATCAGCATTAATCTCAGCAAATTTACGAGAAGCTTCGGCTTGAATTCCATCTAATTCGACTTTTGCCTTAGCTCTATCAAAATAAGAGAACTTACGCCCCATTTTGAATTTAGCTTGGTTAGCGCGATCTGCAAAGTCAGAGAGCTCGCGTAACTGCTTATCGCTACCTAAGAAGCTAGTACCATCTGCACCAATGTCAATATTCAAAGCATCTTTAATCTTAGCACTATCGAATTTAACCTTGTCATTAAACTTACGTACTGCCTTTTCCTCAATTGCATAGTCACTTATAGCTTTGTTGATCGCTAATACTCGCTCTTGCTGATCTAAGACTTTCTTAGAAAGCTCAATTTGTCGCTTTGTATATTCCTCTTCACTTATTGCGCCCTTACTCTTCTGCTTATCAAGAGCCATATAGGCTCTATTTAAATCCGCGAGTAATTGATTCTCGGTATTCAGCATTTTAATGGTTGCTGAATCTAAGACATCTTTATTATCTCTAAAGCCTTGTGAGGAGGCTAAAAGAGTGTCGCGCCTAAATGCATTACCAAAGGTAGGCGTATCTGCATATGTACGTGTAAATTCATCTACTTTTTGGGTAAAAGCTTCAGCAAGACCATTAATTGCAAACCCAAGAGCGCCCATTGTTAAGGCTCTACCAGCGTCACTAAAAGCTCGCATAAATGAGCCTTCAACAGCTGTATCTAAGTCTTGTGACATGAACTTTATAAAGTAGCCACTCTCTTCTTTTAAACGATTAAACAATGCGACATTACTATCAATAATGCGCTCGCTATAACCATCCGTAACTTTAAACAATGCCGTCCTAGCACTATCAGCAAAAGAAGTAGAACCTAATGCAGCGTAATCTACAGAGTCTCTATTTTGAGGCTTTATGCCTAAGTAACGTTTAATCATACCCCAAAGTGAATTATCTAAATTCTCAATAGACTTAGTCAAATCCACGAATGTAGCATCTAACGCATTACTTGCCTTTTGAGGCATTCTTGCCAAGAGCATCTCAGTTTCTACTGAAATCTTATTCAGTTCATCTTGTTGCTGTTTAGTAAGGTAACCGGTTCTAAAATAATATGTCTCTAACTGCTTTAAAGATTCTGCAGACTGAGTACTAAACTCAGATAAAAGCATACTTTGTTTTTCACTAAGCTTTGAAAAGTCTACACTTGCAATTGCATTAGACACATCAAAGGAAGCTCCTCCAAAGTCTTTAGGAGCTAGTGTCTGCGCAAATTCAATAGCACGACCCGTGCCCGTCGTAGGTGCTAATCCAAAGAGTGATTTGATCTTATCATAAGCCCATTCAAGATTACTTACAAAAGAATCTCCAGGCCCAAATAACCAAAGACCTAAGGTACCAACAGCGGCTGCAACGCCTGTAGCAATTAATAAAGGAGTACCGACGACCTTAACTATCCAACGAGCTAGCTTTGCTAAACCGGAGATAATTGCAGATATTGAAGTAATGATACCACCTTTTAGAGCAGTACCGAGTGTACTAAATGCCGCGATCAAAGTTTGAATCGCAGTTGCCGCTGATAACCCTGCTAAACCAGCTACAAGGCCTTTTACAGCACTAGCTACGCCTACAATTGTTTCAGTAATTGACTGAGACTTAAAAGCTGCACTCAATCTAAGCTGAGCTTCAGTTAAGCGTTTTACACTACTAGTTGCAAGATCGGTTATTGCTTTAAATGAAGTAAAAGCACCTACAGCTGTAGCTACCTTTTTCAAACTCTCAATTGGAGAATTAACTACAGACATTATTAAAGCTGGTACATTTAATAAAGCATCTTTTGCTCTTGCACCAAAACCTTTAATATAGTCGTATAAACCTTCAAAGCCTGCTCTTGTTCCAGAAACAGCTTGTTTAGCAGCTGCCAACTGTGCACTCAGAATTTCGGCAGATGCAAGTTTTGCTGCGTCTCTCTCAGCTTCTAGCTCAGCAATTCGTATAGCTCTTACTTTTGAGTATAAGCTATTCGCCCTGCTAGCTGCATCTTCGGGACTCACACCTTTTGCGATGAGCTGGTCAGCAGCGGATTTTTCTTGTATATCAAAGTGAATATTAGATTTAAACTTACGTATTGCATACTCTTTTTGAATTGCAGCTGCGGCGGCTTCTGCTTTTGCCGCAAATTCATCATTGAGTGCTTTAAAAGCCTTATCAATATACGCAGACTTAGAAGTTACGTATACCGATGCAAATGCTTTTACCATTGATAGCGCTAAAGAACCACCAATAACAACACCAGCAATTAATGCGGCATTATTCATTGAGCTCATGAAACTATCAACAGCATTCGAAACGGTAGCTGAGTAAGCAAACGCAGAACTAATACCACCTACAAATAATGCTGCAAATAACACATACTTGTTTTTAAGTAAGCTCAAAGCTGCACTAAAAGTATCTGTTGTAAATTCTTTTATGTTACTAAGTGTAGATTTGATACTGTCAGAAGCTGCTTTAAATCCGGATACAAGGGTCTCTTTCACTTTTGAAGGAGCAAAGGCATCCTTAAGGGCACCAAGCATCTCAGCAGCTTTAGAACCTACCGCACCAACTGTGGTGTTTCCAAATTTGAGATCTCCGATTTCCTTAAATAAACTTTTAAGTGAATCTTTAAAGCGCTCACCATCTGTCTTCACTTTGTTCGTAGCACCACCAAACAAATCAAATTGCTCACCTAGAGTGTTATTATCAAACAAGTCTAGTTGAGTATTCAAAGCTGCGCCTTTAAATACGTCTTTAATCGAACGTACTCCTTCACGCACTTCAGCTAAGTTCTTTTTGAGAGTGGCTATCAAAGGCTTTGCACTATCAATAACTTCAGTCAAAGCCACAGCAATAGGGCTCTTATTGGTAAGCTCTGTCTTAGATGCGAGCATATCCAGGATTGCTGGATTATGAGCCGCAAATGCACTTATCTTGCCTCTTAAGAAGTCCCCTAATTTTGAGAATAGTGTCTCAGATGCGTTTAGTATCAGACCTAACGTCTCAGAGCCTCCCTTATCACCTAAGAATGCCCTAAGCAATAAAGGTGTAGCAAACATTGCAGCGTTCCCAAATGAAACACTTTCTAAAGCAGAAGTTGATAGAATACCTAATGCAATCGCTAAATCTTTACCAGCTCCATTAAAGTTTATCTTAGAGATACCGTCTTTTAAAGTATCTCCGCCAATAGCTTTACCAATAAACGAGAATAAACCTTCTGTACCTTTTAGTGTATCACCTGAAAAGAACTTAGATAGCGCCTTAGTACCATTCTTTGTAAACAAAGCAATACCAGCTAAACCAGCAGCGAGCGCATAAGTTAGGTTGTTATCAAGAGCAGCAGAGAGCCCAATTAAGCCAGAGATTGCTGCATTTGAGCTCCCAGTTATCAGTGCTAAGCCAGCGGCCACAATCGGCAAGAATGACGAGATATCTGCGATAACACTAAAAGATGGGATTATCTGGCTAATTGCGCCTTCTAGAATCTTAGGTATAGTCCCGATTGCAATGTCGAGAGCTTTAACACTACCATCAATTATATGCTTAGTTAAAACACCAGCAGTCTCACCGATAAACCCAAAAAGAGACGGACCAATTACAGTAGCTGCAGCTTGAATTGCCTCACCAAAAATTGAAACTAAATATGCAATACCTACTAACTTGATTTTAGGATTATCAAAAGCTAACGCCCAAGAGGCAACAATAGAGGCACCTAACCCTGTAGTAAACTTAAGTAAGGCATCACCCCAATTTACATCTTTTGCTGTGCTTACTAACTTCTGTACTAAAGAGCCAAAAGAACCTGTCTTATTTATTACATTGTCATACATTGTTGTAAATACAGAGCTAACGTATTCACTAAATTTATCTAAAGTCTTATTTGACTTAAATACGTTATCTGTATACTTGACCACACCATCAATCATGTCTGGCCAATATGAATGACCTACAACTTTGTCATAAATATCAAAGAAAAGATCTTTGATATTCTCAGCAAACTTACGTACGCGTAACTCAACTTTAACAAGACCTTTTACAGTATCTTCATTGATCTTTAAGAACATTGAAGAAATAAAATTCTGAGCCTCTAATAGTAGCGATGGGTCGAAATCAAGAGCATAGTTTATCTTAACTGCAAACGCTTTCTTTGCAATTGTTGACCACAGCTTAAATACAAGGGTTTGCTCTTGTTTAAACTCTAAGATAAAGTCAGAAAGAACGGATTTAGCTACATCACCTAAATTTATTTCTTTAGCACTTTTTACAAAGCCATCCCAAAAACCTATGGCGACTCCATATGCAAACTTTCCAAGGCTTGCTAAAGCATTTGTCAGCTTACTAAAGGTTGAGGGATTGAATGCGTTGAATAAATTGTTAAACTGTTTGTCAAAGTTAAAATTATCTTCTGCAAACAATATATTAAAAGCTTTTGTGAATTCTTTACGTATTTGACGACCTACACTAGAACCTATTGTTTTTCCAAAGGATATATCAAACGTATCAGAAATACCGGAGAGTAAGGCATCTGCAGCCCCTTTTAAGGAAAGCAATACAGATGCAACTACTGGTTCTAACTTAGGAGCCAATAGATCAGTATAAAGACGAGTGATAACTCTTTTCGCGTTGTCTAAGTATTTAATTGTACGGTCAAATGAGCTGTTTTGTACTTTTAAGATACGGTTATCTAATAGACCGATATTAATTAAAGCATCTTCAATTGGTCGTACTACTGTAGCTACAAAATCACGAGCACCTTCAGACGCTGCAAACATACTGTCATCAAATTTGATACCTTTACGAACATTATTTAGCTCTTTAAGGTTATCCGTAAATGTTACAATATCCTTTGATCTGAATAAATTAACCCAAGCTCTTTCTAGTTCATTATCTGCTAATGAATAACCTGTCAAAAACTCGCTAGCGGCTTCGAGTTTACGTAAAGCAGGTATTAAGGTTTCAAAGACTTTTGCAGAAGAAGTAGCCTTAAGCGTATTATACCATTGTTCAATATCACTAGATAGTGTCTGTACTGGACCCCTTAGTGTTGGAAACAAGTGTACAAGATTTTTAATTGTAACAGCGCCTGCATCATAAATTGCCACCAATAAGTCTTTACTCACTTTCAAGGCGTCATTAAAGCTTCTTGGGCTACCAGGGCCATTGTTATTAGGGAATAAAAGGGAAGGTGTACTGATCTTTGCTTTTATATCATCACTAGTCCCGGCCATTTTATTGAGCCACTCAATACGCTCGCGCATCTTAGCGACTGCTTTGTATTTTTCAACAGCATCCCAAGGCATTACCTCGAAGCTTATCATAGACTTAGCTACAATTTCGAGATCGGATAAGTTTTGAAAATCTAATAAGTAATTCTTTAACTTACGTCTAGCGCTAATCAAGCTCTCAAGCGTGCTACTAGAGCCTACTTCAATTGCCTTACTGACACGAACAAGACGTCCAGCAATTGTTGAGGACACTCCCAAATACGTATTCAGTTCACCCATTGCGTAGTTGACTGCACTACCAATGCTGGAGAGTCCATCTGAAATTGTAGCAGATGTCTTTGAAAAATCCTTATCTGTTTGCTTCTGCATTCCTTCAAGCGCTTTGATAAAAACATCAGTCGTCAGTCGTCCTTCCTCCGCAAACTTTCGGAGCTGGCCAGCATTGAGGCCAAGAGAAGTACGTAAACCCGCGCCTAAGTACTGCATCTGCTCCATGATTGAGTTGAATTCTTCGCCTCGAATAACGCCAGAAGCAATACCTTGGGTCATTTGCATTAATGCAGCTTCTACAGACTGTATAGAAGCACCGCTAAGCTTAGCGCTCTGCTGAATTGTCTTAATTACACCTAAAACTTTTTCCTGAGCAATACCTGAGCTTTCTAAGCTCTTAGCAAAATCTACGTACAGGCCTACATTACTAGCTAAAGAAGAGCGTGTATCTTTTGAAACCTGATATACTTGTCTCTGTACTTTCATGAGCTCATAACTAGAATCAGTTACAAGCTTCAGTTTATTCTGTAATTGGGTTAAATCATCACCTGCTTGGGTAAATGCATTTGTCCCTTTTAAGGCTAGAAAAGCCGTACCGATGCCGACAATGGCATTCCTCAATGTATTTGAAGTTTTGATTACATTGTTTGCCCCATTATCCATTGCACTAAAAGTCGTACTCGCAGCTGTACCGACAGCTTCTACAGACTTCTTTACGCCATCTAATGCACGCTCGGGGCTAGACTTAAGACCTAATACTTTGTCTAAGTCAACTTTACTTGAAGATTTAATTATATCTAAGAGCCTTGTATTAAGTACTCGTAAGTCATCTTCCGCCTTTTTAGAGTTTAGGCTCTCTACGTCAATAACAATACCAGACATACAATCCTCAACAAAATAAAAGCCCTCCGAAGAGGGCTGTGGCTATTTAAGCCGAACTATCGTACCATTCGGCTTTACACCAGAAGTAGCTAATACAGTACGTTCAATAAAATTTGGATCAGCTTGTTTAGAATGACCTTGGTTAAGATAACTAATGTGCTCTACATCATTCTCAATACCGCGTTCTGTAATTTTCCAACCAGTCCTAGCTTCACCAGTATCAATTGGTGTTGCTTCTACAAGTGCTTCTTTCACATCACTTATAGTTTTCTTTGCTTTTGCATCAAGTAGACTTTTAAAGTCTTTCAGCAATGAGCCTTTTAGTAAAACTTTCATAAATCAAGCTTGTCACCGCCTTTAGCAGATAACATTTTATGAAACATAAGACTTCCTTTGAAATTACCCATAGGGTCATCTCCTGATGGTCTAAAAATCGAGGCAAGAGCAGGGAAGATCTTTGTACCATCGCCTTTAGAACCATTTGACTGCATTATCTTCCAAGCACGATCGTCTGACCTCCAACCAGGGGGCCTTCTTTTAAAATAATCAAGCCATCCCAAAAGTTCATCATAAGACATTTCGTAGACTTCGCTTATGGTTTTCTTTAACTCATAAGCAACCTCGTATATCTCTAACTCTTGAGATGACAGGATTACTTTCCCTTACCGTTATCACCAATGCCTGAAAAATTCATAATGGCAGTTGACAACTTAGTCAACTCATCCATTGCAAATCCGTTAAATTCGTCATCCGTCAGGTCTTTACCGCCTTCAACGGCGGCATTTACAATCTGGCGAAGTACAGACAGACCAGAGCCATCTTCAGAGTTTGTTTCCGAAAGCTTTTGGATTTCCATGACTTCGGCAACCGTAAGTTTGGAAATCGTTACTTTAACACCATTAAAGTCAACATCTTTTGTGGCACGTTTGCCGACAGCTTGAGTAATAGAAGCCATTATTTACCTCATTGATTCGATTCAAGTACTGAACTATACTCGTCCAAGCCTTGTTTCATTTTGTGAAGATTGGAGAGAGTCAAAAGAACTTCTTTTGATTTCTCAGGATTATTTTCAAATTCAGCAATTCGAGCAGCAGTCTTATTGATGCTCTTTGCAATTGCCTCTTGCATGTTCTTTAATGTGAGTTGCATCACATATTTAGAACTGAAAGGTTTTGTTGACATAGTATTCCAATAAAGCACCCTTAATTAAAAGGGTGCTAAATTCAAAGATTAGATGGTGTAAGCACCATAGAATGCCGACTGAATGGTAATAGTGATAGTACAAGTATTAGCATCAGTCAACTGAGGCGTCACTTGCAGGGCATCCAGCTTACCAACCCAGTAGTACTGACTGTTTTCAACAGTACCAACACCGCCAGTTGTAGCTGCATATTTAGTAGCGCCAGAACCAGTAGGCTCAGAGTTCAACAGGGTGAAACGGAAGCAGTACTGCTTACCATCGCCAACCATGTTACCCAGAATGTTACCCACTTCTTTTGCCCAGTCAGCAGGAATGTAGTTGATAGTCAATTCCATAGAATTGGCATCAGCCTGACCCTGAATCTGCTGGGAAGTTTTAGCACCATACACAGGCACGTTAACCACGTTAGGTGGTGTACCCATGGCAGGGAACTCACGAACGTTCTTAACACGCACGAAAGTGTTTGCAGCCTTGGTACCACCGATACTTGCGATTTCGTTTGCAAACAAAGCCTGAAATTCGGCAGCAGTATCCAATGCAGCAATAGCAGTGGGAGTCAAATCAGTTGCCGGGGTGGCAATAGACAGATCAGAGAAAATACCAGCGCCGATAGAAGAAATATGAGACATTTAAAAAGCTCCGAAGAAATTGAAAGGGATTGAATACTCAAACACACTGAAGTTGTTCGTCTCCGAACGTCCTTGAAGTGAAAAAGTGCTTGAGCTAAATTGTACAGTACCTGTAGACGTATTCAACGTCTTTGACTCTAAATAAGAGTTCAGCTTGTCTGCAATATCAACAGCCCTTGTAGGGCCTTTACCATCTCTGATACTAATGTTTATAATCACAAGACCAGATGCTGAGATACGATTTACACCACGCCCAGCTGGTAGGATATTAACACGAATGAACTCATCAACTCCAGAAGGAATTGTAAAGTTTGTAGGTAATGTTACAATATTTTCAGACTTCCAAGCAGGTGTTGCAAAGACCTGAAAGATTGCGTCTTGCGTTTGTCTATAACGAGTCATAGCTTCTCCAAATCAGCAGTTACAATAAAACTATTGTTTACAACTACTAAATTAGACAATCGGTACTTCGTAGTACCTACAAGAAGCTCATCATAGAGACCTAAATCGCCTGTATCCTTTGTTTTAAAAATACATGAAACCTGGGTACTAGTTGTTTCGGAATTCTTAGAAGATTTAGCCTCTAAAATTACAACCTTTAAAGAGATGGCTGTGTCGACTGTAGCTATATTTTGGCCTGTTGAAAAGTCAAAAGTCGCTACAGGCTTCTTAGTTAAAGTAGCAAGCACAGCTAAATCTTTAAACTGCTTCCAAGCAACTTCTAGTGATTTGTTGATTGTGTTTCTTAAGCTCACCATGCCCTCCAGACTTGACGTCCGAAGGTTCTTAATGGCTTTACTAAGTAAAACACAGATGTTGGTAATAACCTAGCTCTCTTGATATTCGTAATTGAAATGGAGCCGATCGATACAGCATCAACTGTACCAACATCATCTAACAAACCGTCGTTATTTAACAAATGATAAGCAAGCTCACAAGTAGCATCTAGAATCCTTTGTGGAGGTGTTGTACCAAAATAAATGATTGAGCCTCTTGCAGGATCCACATAAGAGCCTTCTCTAGGGAAAGCAAGCGTTTGCGATTCATCACGTACTGTACCTAACCATGGCAAGGTGTCTAGCGTACGTGTTGCAGTCACAAGCGCCTGCTCTTTTTGAGTAGTAGATGCATCAGTCCAGGCAGCAACGTCCAGCTTATTGTCAAAGTAAGCATCAGCGTCAGCTAATGATACGTAGGAATTTGTACCTTTCGTAGCCGCCATAGGTCACCTATTAGTTGTGGAAAACAGGGAGAACACCCAGATTCAGAGCAGAAGTGGACTTACGCTTCCAGACGCCAGACACGTTTGCCAAACCGTTGGTAGCGGCAGTCAGTGCACCAAAAGTGGACACGTTTGTTGCCACGCCCTTGAACTCATCGTTAGCTGGGAACATCTGGTCGCTACCTTCCCAGCTGTAGCCAGCGGGAGCCAACACATAGCCATAACGATACCAGATTTCAGTAGTACCGCCGCCTCTATAAGCGCCAGCATCACGATAGATCTCGGTCTCATCAGGAACCATCAACTGTTGGAAAGCCACAGAGCCTGGCAGGATGAAGAAACTGGTCTTAGTGCCGACGATATCAACGCCAGCACCAGTGTTCAACTTAGTCAGCTCAGCAGTAGAGAAGCCCATGTTAGCCCGAGTAATGATCAAGCGGAACTTACCACCGAAAATAGTCTCGAACTCAACGTTTGCTTCAGTAATCTTAGTCTCATCGACCAAGTTAGCTGCACGGAAACCAGCCAGAGTTTCTGGACTGACGGCCAAGTAAGCGAAGCTAGGCTCATAGTCCTTGTAAGCCATACCAAAGGCATTCAGCAATCCAGTAGCCCGAGCGGCACCTTGAACAGCTGCGGTAGCATCAATAACTGGCTTATTAGCACCCAAGTCAACATAGAAGCCGTACTTACCATCTTCTGGGTTATTGTCAAAAGTTTGACCACCCAAACCAGTGGCTCCAGAGCCAGCTGCACAACCGTTCAGGGCTTCGGCAATCGCTACACCTTTCAGAACAGACAGCAGGGAGGCATTTTCGCCTTCAGCACGGTTTTCAGAGAAGTCACGGCCAAACTTGGCCAAGCCGTCAACCTTAGTGACAACTTCCTTCATGTTGATTTTCTTACGACCAGTAGTACGCACAGTCTTCACGTACTTGAGCATTTCTGTATCTTCGTCACCAGTGGTACCACGAGTCGAGTCAGTCAACGAAGCAACGTTCTCAACGTGATCCATAGGTTTGAACCAACGAATCTGGCCAACGTAAGTTTCAGTTTCAGTATCAATTTTGTCATTAGCAACAGTGATACCAGTACCTACCAAGCGTTTGGCACGGGTGTAGGCTTCATCGGCATAAGCAGAGATAGCTTCTTGCAAAGCATAGTTATCTGCGCCGGTGAGGTTCAGAACAGCAGTCATTTAATTTTCCTTAACGTCGAAGCTTACCTTCTTTAGCAAGCTTCAAGACTTCTGTCTGACTCATTTCAAATAGAGATTTCTTTCCATTTGTTGGAGTAGCAGGGTTGGTAGAGGTAGAGCCGCCACCAGAAGAAGTCTGTGGTTTAAATAGATAAGTGTTCTCTGCGTCTTCCGAATAAGATTTAACGAAAGCGTCTAGAGGTACACCAGCTTTAGTAACCCAAGCACCATCACTTGTTTGTGTAAGATCAGCTGTGATTTCTCGAAGAGCTTGTGCGCGGGCCTTATCAGTTCGGAAAGGGAGAGAGGCAAGCATAGCATTGAGCTGACTATCACGAGTAGCAGCAACAAGCTGAGCCTGTAGAACTTTGTTCTGCTCTGCAAGATCCGTTGTCTGTAATTTAAGGGCTTCTAGTTCTTTACCTTCAGCCACAAGGCGATCACGTTCAGCTTTTGCGAGTTTATCTGTAGCTTCTTGAAGCTGTTTCTTCAATCCGTCGCGCTCGGCGTAAACAGTATCAAGACGACCCTTAATGTCCTTGAGTTTCTCAGCAACCAACTCATCAACACTAGGTGTAGGTGTTGGTGTAGGCTCAGGGGTTGGGGTTGGATTGGGCGTTGGGGTTGGATTGGGCGTTGGGGTTGGGTCAGTGGGGTCCGACATGATTTTCCTTGAGTACAACTCAATAAGTTTTTGAGACACAGTCTCGATTAATTTTATTAATTGATAGCTATCAACTAATCCACTTACCTACTAAATATGAGTAAATAGGGCTCACGGATAGGGGTTAATTTATGTGTAAACACATAAGCTATTTTGTGAGCCTATTTAATTTTATAGCGATTAATGAATACGTTTAACCTACCCCGTACCAGCCATAATCGACTTTAAAACCGTCTGGGACAACTTTAAGTATATCACTAGTACGTAGTATATCCTTTTCAGTCACTAGCTTACCACCAATTTTACTCTTACCGACTATAGGTATCAAACCAATATCAATAGCTTCTTGTCTATACTGATCATAGAGTGTGGGTGGCAGTCCGCGCTTTTTCATTTCTAATAGGGTCTCTTCAATAATGTTTTTATCAAGTGTTTCAGCGTATATGCTTCTTAAGGCACTCCTAGCCCTGAGCATGTCTGCTGCATTTGCAAAGAAGGCATCATGAATAGTGGATGTTGCTACACCATTAGACTTACCCCACAAATGGAATTTCTTGACAATTACTGCATCATTTGAGTGATTCCCGTTAACTGCGAAGGCTGTTCTTGCTTTTGTAGCATCAGCAATGTCATTTATCTTGCCATCGTTGTTAGCGATTTGGTCCCACCAAGTGGCTTCAGTCTTTTGTGGAATTTGTAAAATATTTGTTGTCCAAGTACCATCTGGATTCTTATAAACTAAGCGTTCTTCAAAACTTTGGGTAAAGTTTTGTTCAACAACTTTCCCATCAAAGTTTACCCAAGGTACATTTGTCCAGCTCTTCGGCATTTTATTTGCATAGAACACCTCTACAGCTGGTACAACAGTAACCTCTTTACCTAATGCGGCATTCTTTATGTCAATTGTAGGTAGTTTAACTTCAACTTTAAAGAACTTTGCGCCTGTTCTTCTAAACTCAGGAGAGGCTACGCCATAGATCAACTCGGAAAGCGTACCATCTGGTTTCCAGAAACCAAAGCGGGAGAGTAACTTTTCACTTATTGGTTGGCCTGAACGCGTACCTAAAAGCTCACTCAACCAGTCAGGTAGTGTGTACCCTTTTTCTGACTTGCTCAAGATTGCTGTCTTTGCAACAGTACCCCAGTCAAAAGCCGCCGTAGATGGTTTAGCATTTGTCAGATAATCTTCGGCAAGCCTGCCAAAAAACCTAGTGAAGTCTTTCAAGATAGGTACTTTTTCTCTAAGATGACCACTCATAATAGAAGCAATTGCCTTAAAATCATCTGGCGTAACGACTCGCTCATACTGTGAAGACATCTTTTCAACAAGGTCTTTTGTCTTAGAATCTAAGAACCAAAGTTGCTCCATAATGTCATCACCAGGTTGCAAGCCTTTATTGAAGATATCTTTAACATTTTGCCGCAGTACTCGAAGCTCTTCAGCAGTTTCTAAATCAAACTTTTCGTATTTTGCAATTTGAGCACTAATCTCATTTAGTACGGTATCCCTATCTGCAGCTTTCACAACAAGCGTATTTCCTTGTTTACCTAAGACTTTAGATAATTTACCTTCTACATTCATGATACCTGTACGCTCACCAGCACCGTAGAATGTCACCATATTTTGAGCTTTTGCAGCCTTTCGCAAATCTTTCTCAGTCAGCCCAAGTTTAACATTTAATTTCTTAAATTCTGGATCAGTGAAAGTAGCTGCTGCAATTTCGTCATACAAGCGTCTCTTCTGATTTGTAGGCACAACATTACTCAGTTCCGCTAGCTGTTTATTCCTAGTCGTCAATGCAATGATTTGAGCCCCTGAAGAAGAAGCATCTTGCTCTAAAGCTAGACCTGTCTTAAAGGATGATAGCGTTTTTAATGAGGCCTCAGTGTAGACGCCGTTTAAATGTTTATCAATCTTTGCAGATTCAATTGCAAATCGATAAAACTTCCCGAGCTCTTCTCCATCAATTTCCGCATTAAGCTCTGACTCTAAAATTGCCCGAATATCTCCTGGCTTTCTTCGTAGCATATGGTTACCAATTTTAACCATCTCATTACGCCATCTTTTAGCAATCTTCTGCCTACCAGTGATAGTGAGCGAGTTAAACCTCCCTTCAAGTTTGTCAGAAGCACCTCCTAAGAAAGCACCAATCTGATCTTGAAAGTTTAAGAAGTCGTCTTTACTAAACGATTTCTCAAATTCTGTATTGAGAAAAGGCCTAAAAGTTTCACCACTTTGTGGACTTATCAAACCTCTATCGTAGATACGGGCTCGATGATCAATAAATGGATGGTTACTAAAAGCCGTGTCTTTTTCTCGTAGCCACTCCATCGCCTTGAAGCGCTCATATGCATCACCTCTCGAAGAGATGAACTTCTTATATTCATTCAGCTCATTAAAATGTTTAGCTTGACCTTTGTCATCTTCGAAATATAGTAATTTCTTTACAAAATCATAGTAGTCTTTATCAATCCTGTATTTAGACTTTGACGCCCAATTTAATGCGTCAGTCATATTCTTATCTACAAACTCTTCTGGAAAGTCACTAAAAGAGCTTGTTGATGTAATAGGTATACGTGTGTCATAGAAACCAGTCAAACCTTCATCAATAAAGTATGTCTTATAGCCTTCTCTAAACACTAATCTGTTTTTATCAACAGTGACACCTACCCTCAAGCCGACTTCAACTTTTCTTGAAAGCTTGGAATACGCTTGTAGTCTTGGATCGATAATACGTATGTTGTAAGCGAGCGTATCATAGTATGGTCCAAAGTAAGCTCCGCTTAACCTACTCTTCATTCGACGCTTTTGAACACCAAATGTCTCAACTTCATAGAATTTTTTAGTACTATCAGCATCTAAAATAGCCAAACCTAAATTATACCATTGTTTACGGTACCCATTAAGGTTCGCTAAATTGTATAAGTCTCTACCTAACTGAGCTGCTAATTGGTCTCGATCTGGAGAGTCGCCTAATGAGAGCCTATTAGCAAACTTCAGGTAGAACTGCTGCAGTTTCCTGTCATCCAGTCTTTTCCAAATAACTGGAGATTCTTTTGCAATTGTAGTGTCAAAGATCCCACGAAGCTCTCTAGCAATCTTCGGAGCAACTTTATCTTCCCAGTTATTCTTTGCTTTAATAGTACTCAAAAAAGTATCATGTAAATCTTGCAGCTGAGTTGAGCCGAGAACAGGGTCAATATAGTTGCTATCTAATAGTTTCTTAAGAACATCTGTATCTTTTCGTAAGTGTGTCTCAATTGAATCAGATATATTCATTATATCAAACTTCAATTGTGATTGAGTCACCGCTTTAAAGTTACCCCAAGCATCACCACTTTTACGTTGACGCTCAAAAAGTATACGTAAATTTTCAAGTACTGTACTTCTTTCATTGAGCGACATTTTACCTTCTAGATTGGAGTCAAGCGCATTGATGAACTCTATATCTCTAGCAAGTAATCCGGAGTCTTCTAGGCGCCTCTTTGCACTATTATAAACACCAATATTTGGCTGGTACACACGTACGTCTTCATATCTACCAGTTATTGGATTAAACTTTAGTTGGTCTTCAGTTGGCGGACGACTTAAAACGCGCTTCTTTGTTTGTGATTTAGTACCCAAGGTTACACCTCGGTAATTCGTCAAACTTAGCGTACCATCAAGCTCTCCTGCTTGTAATAGATAATAATCAGAAAGCTTGCTTAAGGCGCGTTTATCGGCATACAGGTCTTCAATATATCCATAACCAAGCTGCATTGCATCTAAACGAGATTTTGCCATACTAAATCGGGTTGTGTCCCCAGGCGATGTGTATGAAGTTGCAGCTCGTAACTCATTAATTCCTAATGAATTTCCCTCGTCATTTACAAATTTATCTACAGTTAATTGGCCGCTATTAAATAATTCAAATTTCCGATAATCACCTAGGTGCCGCATTTGCACTTCTTTAGACTGTCGACGAAGCCAAGTGTCATAGCTCTCTCGTAGTGGCGTCAACCCATCGTAATAAGCTTTTTGTTTCTCTGTTAAGTTTTCTAAGTTACGCTTACGAATGTTTGCCACATTTTCGAGTTTAGCGAGGTCTTCCCAGCTTTTAAATACAGGGACTGAAGTAGAACGACATCTAAAGTGGGCCGGAGGCAAGTGCGTCCTGTCGTCGAGGGGGTAGGTATGACCATCCCTTGCGGCACACACTGGGGTAGTCCTCGCGTCCAGGACGGCCACATACTGCCAGCCTCGGAGTGCAGCCCCGTTGGCTCGGTATACAGAGTAATCCGCTTGAGCCGTCACACTGGTTACTGCAGTAACTACTAAGGCTTTTGATTGGTTCCTAGAAATACTATGTACGTTGAACTTTCTAACATTGACTGCAATTTCATCAACTGTAAGACCGTCAGCAATACCTTTACGAATTACTGCTTCAATTTGTTTCCTATCATTTAGACTAAGTGCTGACCATCCAGACTCAAGCGTCATATTTTTGTAAAGAGGCTGCTCTAATACAATATTTTCAGCAACCGCCAAAGAGGGTCTTTCAGGGTTCCATATTTTTCCTAAAATTGCAGAAAAGTTTTGAACTGTAAATGATATCTGATCTTGAGCTAATTCTAGAAGAGATCTTTTACTTAAGTTATATGCGCCTTGATAAGTTGACAACGTCTCTTTTTGAATATCAGCAAATGCTGAGTCTTTCTTTTTAATAGAGAAATCACTAGATCTGATCAGCTTATCAAGACGTTCTTCGTGCTCATCATGCAGCACAGAAATCTTCTCACTGACCCGCCGCTCATATAAGCGTATCATAGCTGATCTGTCAATACTTTTATCAAAGAAATCTGTACTTGCATTTTGAGACACGAAGAACTCCTTATTTCAATTTATTACCTAACCATTGGCCAGCTTTTGCACTAGAGATTCGTTTAGTTGCCATTTTATTTCCTTAAATTTGCGGATCTGTGACTTGTCCATTAGTCTTAGTCATCAAATCCAAATTTGCTAAAATTTCTTGGGAGCCTTCAACATCATCATATTCTGGTGGAAGAATATCATTCTGCTTAAGTAATTGGACCCAAACACTTCGTGGCAATAACCCACCTTGGTACCACTCAGTAGCTAGCCTCAACCAACTCTCACCTTTAGGAGTAGGGCTAAAGTCAGAGGAGAGCTCTAACTGTACTAACGAGACTGGTACATATACGCCAGTTTTCCAAAACAACATAAAGGAAATTACTTGGCGTAATGTAGAAGTTATCTTGGTATTTAATGTACCGAGCTGTGCTGTTTGAGAAGCATTTCGAATATCTAAAGCCACTCCAGATTGGGTTGTCTCTGGAGTGAGCATTCGAATACCAAGTTTTGCCATCTCTTCAATTGCAGCACTAATTGTTACCTCCATATACTGGAGAGCATCAGTCGGGGTCGCCAATATCGAGGCTGTCTCCCCAGAACGTAGTCGCATCCAAGTACCTAAGCCTGAAGCCACAAGTTCTTCAAAGTCTTCATCCGGCATATCTGTAGAAATTACAGGAGTATACGTAGCAGAGCCATAAAGCAAATGGTTACGACGACTCATCTTATTGTACAGACTAACTTCTTTATCAACAAATGTTGAAATCATAGGCTCCTGCAAAGAAATATGGCCATTTAGAGGCCAAGCAGGAATGATGGTAATTGGCTGTCCTTTTACTTTAAAATTAGTCTGTACATTAATAAGGTCAAATTGTCGTTTATCTTTTATATCAGTGCGTTGTCCTGCAGTTGTGGCTACTGAAGTCTTTGGAGCAGATTTGAAGGTACGAACTTGATATTGTCCACTCTCGTTTAATTCGTGAACTTTAACAATCTCTGAGATAACTGGATGAAATTCATTAATTGTATAATCATCTTCAAAAGTACGCGTGATCACTCTTGTCAGTTTGAGCTCACCATTTGCAGTAATTGAAGTTGTCCAGTTAATGACTGACTCAGCCTTCCATAGCACAGGATACGGCTTTGCCATCTCATCATTCTCATCCAAGATTTCAGGAAAATCTACGTAGACCCAGGATCTACCCGTTTGTATTTCCTCTAAAACGGCTTCATCTAAAAAAGCTGCCAGAGAGCAGCCATCTTGTCCGAAATCATTTAGAAACCAATCTGAATGGACCTTTAATTCTTCTGGTAGCTTAAGGACAGGTGTCCTTCGTAGTAGTGATCCTACAAGCATTCGACTAAATGCTGAAGAGATGCCTGGAAGCTCTGCTTCTGCCTTATAAAATGCATATTGAGTATCACTCATTGAAGGGGAAAAAGGTACTAATAAGTTACTAAAACTCACAGTGTCAATTACGTAGTCATGAGCCTTAGATTTACGCTCTCCACCGCACACAGCTCGGTTTCTCAGCCAAATTGGAAGCATCGACTCATACTCAGCGATTGGATCACCTACTGTCTTTTGCGTTTGAACAGCGTTAATTGCCATATTAATCTCTCATAGCTTTGTTGAAGTCCTCAATTGAACCTTCAAATACTTTTTGTGTAAGTCGGTTGATAGCATGGATACCGTCATCAGTAGATGTGATAATCCAATTAGAAGGAACACGCTCAAGAGGATGATTAAAGAGCGGAGTTTCAGCCATTGCCGGTGTAGTTGTACTAGGTACTTGCAGCATAAATTACCTTAATTTGAGAATATTTGTTTAACTTGAGATAATGCACCAGATGCTAAGAAGGAACAAGCGAGTAAGGCAAGTGCACCAAGAAGCTTCTTGGTAAGATCACCTTTAATAGCCTCAATCATAACTTTATTTTTACGATCTGAAGCATGCTCATCCCGGTGGCCACGATAATCCGGTGCACCTTCTTCATCTTTAAGAAAGGCACTATTAATACCTTTAAGATCATTTTCCATGCGAATCCCGCGATCTCGCATATCAGTTAGAAGACGCCACATATCCGGAGGCATCTCTATATGTGATTGACTATCAGAGGCTCGCCGTCGTTTTGTAGGAGGTTCTGTTGGTTTAAACTGTTCGAAGTCCGACACGTTGCACTCCAAATGCTAAAATGTACGGTCTTAGCCAAACCCAACCAGCGCTAACTGATAGTGCAATTTCACCACCTATTGCTGCAGGAGGAGGATAGACCGATAATAGCATTGAGCCTATACAGTAAGCCCACATACAAGCATTCCACCCGGCAAATGACCGAGCAAACTCTGTGTGATACTCTTGTCTAAGCACAATACTAATTTGTAAAATAGCTGAAACTAAGAATAAACAAGCCCAAGCTAACTCAGGTAGTGTTTGTTCCATCAGCCTGTAAGTAGGTCTTCCAAAAGTATCTCCGGGCCAAAATAGCATTAAAGCCCATAAGAATTCTGCAAGACTCAATGTGACACGTACACCTACAAGATCTGTGTCCCAAAGTGCTTTTGAAAGAGAATTCATGTAACGACTAGTCATGATGATAGTACCTATAAAGGTCGCTTGGTTTCCATTTCCTAGGTTTTGGAAGATCAAGCATTGCCGCAATTAATTCTGAGCAGAACCACTTATCAGAGTTGTTCTGTACAAAGGGAATTACGGTTTTGACAGCTCCCCAGAGGTCGTATTTCTTACCTACGTTCTTATTAAAGAAATTAATGGCTTTTACACCATCACCGACAATTTCAATAATGTCCCATTGATCATCAAATGGGATTATTTTGAGTCTCACACCACCATCTCGTGGTGAACTTGAGTACGATACGCCATTAATGACAAGCTCACAGTGGCTATATTTTGAGAATGTAACCAATCTGATAAGCTTGTCATAGAATGTGCCAGTACCTTTATAAAAGGCTAGTTGCATGATTAATTAGGCCAAGAAATTTCAGGCATCATATCAAGCAGAGCTTGTGGATTTGAAGGGATATCAATCAAATTAGCGTTAACTTGACTGAGATAATTATAAGCAATTGCATTACAAGAATCCATCCAACTAGCAAACGCCAATCCTTCAGCTTGAAATGGACCTGGGTAGCCAGCACGTAAAGCGCAGGTGTACCGGGTGTCATAATGCTTTGATTTAGCAACTGAGTCAAAGAAAGCATTTAAAGCCGTATCAAAGCGAGCCAACAAAATAGCCTTTAAAGCGGCTTCTGATAACTCACGTTTTACGATAGTGTATGATTGAACATATTGCTCGCCTACCTTGACTATTGCACCTAAAGACAGAGATTCTAATTCAGAGTCAATTGGAGGTGGCTCTTCTTTTACAAGAAAAATACCTGCAGATTCTTGATCATTCTTTGTATTCAAATCACCAAAGCTTGTGTGTAGATACGCCTGTTTGAAAGCCTCAATATGAGTATACGTCTTTGACGTAGAGGGTTCATAGAACATTAGAAGTTCTCCGCTAAAGTTAGAGAGGTATTAGTAGCTACTGGTAATGTATAGTATACTAAGCATTGAGCATGGTCAATTGAGTATAATACTGCATTACCATTAGAGGGGGCAATTCTGAAGTATGACAAATATTGAGAGCCAACACCCGCACCACTTATATCCCCACGTACTCTACCTAAAGTATCGGACATTCCACCAAATCTATAGCAGTTCAAATAAGGTACAATACTTTGTGAGTACGCACCATCCGCTGTGCCCCAAAATTTAGGATATACAGTTGCTAAGTTTGCCGTTGAGCCGGCCGTCATGTATAAATCTACAAGTACTCCTGAAATGATTGCGTTTGCCGGTAGGTTACTCCCGTTATTACTATAGTAGTATGGCAATAGAGATGCTGTAGATGTCGCTGTCGCAGCGTTTGTGTCTAATCCCTGCCCCCACCAATTGTTAGTCCATGTAGCATCCCCAGCCACATCATACCCTAAAGACATATCCATCACACCCGTGTTAGCTGGTGGGGTAAATGCTACTTCTAAATAGGCGTACATCCAATCTAAATAAGATATGGTAATTGCATTACCATTTAAGTTCGCAAAATTTACTTCAATTGTTGGATCCCAAGTTCCTAGTAGCTCTGCAGATGTCATGTAACTAGCCCAAGAATCAAAAGAGCTTGTATACGTTGAGTAATTCGTCAGCATCCCCGAGCCATAAGTGATTAAATAAGTCCCCATGTTTCCGTTACTAGCTTTTAGTGCAACGGAGTAGAAACTCATTGCTTGGCTAGAGCTACAGCGAGCTCGGGTCTTTAGCACAATGCTATTAATTGTAGAACCGGCAGGAATATATGACTTTAGAGGCATCTCTAGTGTCATGCCAACCCCATTATACATGCCAAGGGCACCGCTATAGCTTGCAGGGTTTCCAGTAAAGCCAAGTATATTATTTGGTGAGGACATGCCTCCCCAATTTTGACTAACCACGCTTGGAAATATATTAACGGTAGGCATTATGCATTCACCTTAGAACCAGCCATCCACACGTTAGTGCCATCATAGTAGAATGACATGATCGTGGAGCTGCTGGCAGCAGTATTAATTGCAGGAGCTGTTGCACTACCAACGTAGCGAGTGACACCAGACCACGTCACTGTACGACTGCCTGTAGCATCCTGTGTAAGTACTAATAGATAGTTACTTACACCTGGAAAGCTTAAAGTAACCGTCGCGTTACCTGTTAATGTCAGTGCTTGTTTTTGACCGTTTGCAAAGTTAACTGTGACGGCTGTACCGCTGTTTCCAGCTGCATATTGGCTGGAGAACTTAACCACGGTTGCGGTAGTTGTGCCAGTAAGCACAGATGAAGCAGCATCAGCCTTTAGGTTTAATGCTGTCTGTTGCGCAGTTGATACTGGTTTATTAGCATCACTCGTGTTATTGACGTTTCCTAAACCAACCATCGTAGCTGTGATACCGTTAACTGTACCTGTGAATGTTGGACTAGCTAAGGGTGCTTTTAAATCTAATGCAGCTTGTTGTGCTGTTGAGATAGGTTTAGCCGTGTCTGCTGTATTATCAACACTACCTAGGTCTACCATAGCCTTGGTTACACCACTGACTGTACCAGTAAATGTAGGGCTAGCCAGAGGTGCCTTTAAGTCCAATGCCGACTGGGTTGCTGTAGAAATAGGTTTAGCAGTATCCGCTGTGTTATCAACACTGCCTAACCCTACCATAGCTTTTGTTATGCCACCAACAGTGCCTGTAAAAGTAGGGCTAGCAATAGACGCCTTTAAATCCAGAGCAGCTTGTTGAGCTGTAGATACTGGCTTATTAGCATCGCTGGTATTATCTACGTTATTCAGAGATAAATTAGTCTTAGCAGCTGCTGCGCTGGTTGCACCTGTGCCACCGTTAGCAATTGCCACAGTACCTGTTACGTTAGCAGCTGTACCTGTTGTGTTTTGATTAAGTGTCGGTATGTCTGTGGCTAGTAATAGTCGATTGACCCAAACCCCTTGAGCATTGTCATAAATCAATACATGCTTGTCTGCTACACTGGTGATCTTTACATTGTGCAGCTCTTCTAGCTCATAGCCATTAGCTACATTAACAAATAATGTACCTACAGTGGCATGCTGACGTGTCACCCAACCTAACAGAACCGCATGTCCAGGGGCAGTTGGTCTAGTGCTTGTGATTGTACCAGCTGTAGAACCAACCCAAAGCGCGGTACCTTCGGTGTAAGCCGAGGTATTCAAACTACGAACAATACCTTGATGGGTGACGAAGCCTTCTGTCGCATTCGCAATATCTTCAGTTGCAATACCTATAGTCTTCGAGCTTGTAGCTTCAGAGGAGCTGTTAGCCAATGCTACAGTAACTCGATTACCTTGACTTCCGGTGATATACACAGGAGAGCCATTAGTAATCAGGCTTCCAGTATTGTTATAAACACGCACTAGAGTTTCTTGACCTACTTGCAATACACAATTGGCTGAGAGACCAAGATCAAGTGTCTGATCACCTGAATTCCAAGTCAAACGACCTACAGCTGAAGAGACAACAGCACCAGTATTGAAATCTTGATAGTTTAAGGCAGCACCTGCTGCTTCAGTGTTGTCAATTTTATCCCAAGTTGTACCGTTATACACAATGCTGTCATTAGCATCATACTGAGTGCCGCTGACTAATCCGGATACGCTTACTTTGTAGAACGAACCAAGCGTAGGCGCAGCTGGATAACTACCGGAACTAGCATCCCAAACACCACGATAGATCATCTGGCCTGTAATAGAAGCAGCTGCTTGCTGTGCCCAATATTTAGCGCTATATTCTCCACCAGAAACAGGAGAGCCTAATTTAGTGGCCCATAAAGAGGCATTAGTCTCTGAAGTTGCTGCATTAGCTGCACTCAAAGAAGCATTACTAGCTGAAGTAGATGCACTACTAGCAGAGGTAGCGGCATTAGTTGCACTTGTAGCTGCTGCGCTAACAGAGCCTGCAATTGAAGATGCGCTATTAGCTGCACTTGTAGCAGATGAAGAGGCATTACTTGCTGAGGTAGCTGCGTTATTGGCTGATGTACTTGCTTCAGATGCCTTTGTAGTCGCAGTACTGGCAGAAGTTGCTGCACTAGTAGCTGAGGTAGAAGCGTTAGTTGCTGAAGTACTAGCTTCACTAGCTTTAGTAGTAGCAATTGTAGCTGAAGCCGCCGATGAGCTTGCAGCATTAACAGAAGCTGTTACATTAGCTTGAATATCTGCTAAATAGCTATTGAATTGACTCTCTGTACCTACATAACCGCCAGCCACTGCAGCTTGATAAGCACTAGTACCTGTAGCTCCAGGCGCCCCCGTATTGCTCATCGACACACGTAAGGTATTCGATGTAATTGATAAACTATACATTATACCTCCTCAGTAGGTGAATACATAAGCTGAATCAAGCCATGAATTGGTTTCCAAACAAAGGTACCAACAGGCGCAGCATCACCAACTGGACTAGTATTATCACCAGTACCGGGAGAGCCGACTTCTAATTCAAAGAACAAATAAACGGGAGCATCTGGCTTAGGTTGTACAGCTAAGCCTACATGTAAGTCCCAAGGTAATGTAAATGAGAATTGATTATCTGAGGGTGTGCTATCTATAATATAGCCGTTTGTCTTACTTAGTAGACGTTTGACACCACCTACTAAGGGGAGCTTAGGGACAGTCCCTTCTCCATCATTCACCGCCTCAACAATGTTAACATGAATATTAAAATTGTTCAAGCTATTGAGCCACTCAATGACCACGTCAAAGCTTAGCTGTTCACCCTTAACTAAAGGGATGATCACCGAGCCGTTGTCATCAACCAAGCTCGTAGTTGTTTGTGTAATATTACTTCTAGCCATATGAGCCTATATTGAAAAAACGGCCCGAATGATCGGGCCTTTTAATTAAAACATTCTGTTACGAATAACAGAGAAAACACCTACCATTAAATCACCGATTGTGGTTGAAATACCCAGAGGGATATCCCCTCCAGGCATAAACAACTCAACAGGATCAGACATGTTATCGGGTCGAAGTTCAATACATCGTTTAAACTCTTCACCGATTGGGGCATGACTGCCATCAATTAATGGAACGTAATTACGAAACAACGCATGCACATTACAAGTATGTTCACCTGTGTACTCGATACGAATATCTTGTACGCGTGTGTATGGTTGGCCGATCACTGTTGAATCAAATGTCATTTTAAACTCCCTTAACCTCGAGCATTCATACCTAACAAAGAGATTGTGTAACTACCAGCTGAGAACACAGCTGCTGTAGACACACGTACCCTAGCAAACTTCCAAAGTTCATTCTGAACGTTGACTCGATACGTACCGTTACCAGCGGCAGTCATTATGGCACCAGTAGCAAACCAGTTAGTACCATCCATCGAGAATTCAGCCGATAGAATTGGTTGAGTAGTTACAGTAGGCGCACCAGTTAACGTCACAAAGAACGTCAACGTATTCATGCCCTCAATCAGCCAAGAAGCTGTTGTAGAGTTAAGAGTAGTTAATACTAAGCTAGAAGCAACGGCTGTAGCCGAGTTGTACACTGTAGCTAAAGGGTTAGTTGCAGAGTAAACATCACGGAACATCCGTACTACAGGGTAGTTACCAAACAACTCAAGAGTTGTAATTGTAGCAGTTACAGTAGTAGAGGTACCACCAATAGAATGGAAACACCACCGACGACGACCCGCAACAACTAAAGTAGGCGATGTCACGATACCAGTAGCTGTAATGGGGTCACTTTGCCAAATATCGGTAAAGTTAGTACCACCACGAGACTCTTGAAGGATTGCAACAACAGACGTAGCGGTACCTAAAGTCAGAGCAGAAACGTTAATTTCAGAGCTGATAACTGCACCTGCACCGTTAGCAGCTGCGACTACAGTACCGTTAACACGACCAGCTCCAGCAAAAGCCGTAGCGGATTGATCAGTGTTAGCTGTAGCGTTGGTGATTGTAACACCTAATGACTTGTTAGTAGCACCGTTAGGCGTGTTCATCAGAGGTACAGAAGCTGCAATCTGAGACACAGAAGTGATAGTACCAGAAGAGACTGATACAGTACCTGTCTGTACAACTACAGGGAATGCACTAGCAGAGTCGGCTGCAGGTCGTGGCAGAGGCTCAACACGAAGACGCTCATAATCAAACAACCGTGTAAAGCTGACACGTAAATCAGTACGCTTCAACACACCACCGCCACAGTTAGTTGTGACAATATCAGCACCTGTTGGAGTTACTGGGTTGTTAGCATGAGCATTCAGTGTAGGGATAGCTTCCAAGAATAAACTTGTAGTTTGCTGGTCACGTACACGATAGACACCATCGATTCCTAAATCAGCACCAGTGCCATCTACACGACATCCGTAGATGTTGACTAAGTCGCCAATACTTAACAGAGTCCATGTAGCACTACCTACCAGTGTAACAATGTTACCTGTACGGTTCACTGTGCTGATAACTTGAGGTACAGCTCCTTGCTGTAATGTAGAACCTTGTACACGAGATACATAGCCACCATAGCTAGTTGCTGTAACCGCAGCGCCCCATGTTACTGTGAACGATGTAGCATTAATGATAGACGCAACTAATGTACTTGACGACAAGTTAGCAAAGTTAGTCTGGTCTCGAACTCCATAAGTATTGATATAATCACCAGTTGTTAATCCATGGGCTACGTCAGTAGTTACATTAGCTGTAGTTGTGCCTGTCTTAGATACACTTACAATCTTCGCAACGGGAATTGTCAAAGACTTACGGTTCTTAACACTATAACGCAAAGAGTAGAATTGATCAGGATCAGGACAGATTTGGTCAACGCTACCACGGCTACTTGTCTGACCTACACCATCTACAATACGATCACTCCACTGTACTCGATCTGCCATCACAGAGATCAAGTATTGGTTAGTTGGTCGGAAGGCATAGTTAAGCGCACCAGTAGCTGCAATTGCAGAAGCTGTTGTACCAATAGTGATCGAATGGCTACCACCATAAGTACCAATGCCAATAGGCATTGCATCTCCACCTTCTGCTTTGATATACAGAGAGGCATTAGTTGCTGTGGCGTTCTCTAAAATCATAGAGGCGCCGTTCATAGCCCAAGCCAAGGCATCACGTTTATACACGTAGCCAGAGCTAAAAGGACCAACGGTCAACGAGGTAATAGCGCCTTGTGGTCCAGAAGTCACAGTAAACTGAGTAGTGCTAGGTGTGGTAGCCACAACCACTGCTGGTAAGTTAAGACGTGAATCTTGTGTAACACCATAAATACCAATACGGTCACCGATACGTAATCCATGAGGTGTCGTAGTACTGATAGTCAAAATCGTGGTTGCTTGCTGAATGCTGGAAATCGTCAATTCAGCTGGTGCAGCTTGAAATTGATCAGAGATGACCGAAGCTGCCAACTCTTGGCCATACGTACGTTGGCTAGTATGGACACCTAGACCAAGTTCTACAGGCAGAGAGTACAAGGCATCCGTAGATATATAAGTCTCAGTACCTGCGGTTAGTGGGTCCAAAGACATCACTAAGTAAGATGCAGCAACTGCATTACCATCAGCCAAGATCACATCGCCAGCAGCTTTAGAAACACGAGGTGTGTTAGCATTGGGAAATGTCTGATAGTGATCACGAAGTTTCTTAGTAAAGTTCTGCGTTTCACGAGCAGCTACTGGATAATTTCCAGAGTTACTCAAAGCTTGAGGAGCTACAGCCAAAGGACCATATGTGGTGTTTAGCTCAAACAGGGTGGTTGCTGCCAAGCCGATATTGGTAGCTGTTACTCGAAGGTAATTAGCGTTGACCTGAATGTTTTCACATACGTCTTCGTTAGCACCTCGACGGAATTTAGTAGAGCTAACAATATAGGTACCTGCAGCATCAATAGCTTGATCTACCGTGTAGATCATCGGTTGGTTAGAATTGCCTAACAGCTGAGCAGCTGGTTGGTTGAACGTATCTTCCCATGTACCTACAAAACTAGCGCCTGAAGCGAGTTCAGCACTACTAGTATTTAAAGTACTATTGGTAAAAGTGATACCTGCTTGATTAACTCGAACAGGTACACCATTATTGATACCTTGAACAGCTTGAGCTAAAGTACCATTAGTACCTGCTGAGGTTACATCACCTGAAGCTCCACCGCCGCCACCTGTACCACTAATAGCTTTTACAATTTGTGCAAAAGAGCCATCGCCTTGTTGTTCATATTTTTCAAAGTTCTTTAAAGAACTATCAATTGGGATAAGTAAATCAGCCATTTAAAATCCAAAGCCTCTTTTAGTTCGTGTTGTGCCAGACAACACTGGAAATAGATACTCAGTCATGTATCGTACACCATCTGAGAAGTGCTCTACTCCTTTTGATTTATCAATAGTCGCTGTATTCGGGTTGCCGTCTAACCATGATGTTCTCTCTAAAGATTCAATAGTACCTTTACAAGAGGGGTGTACAAACATGTTAGATTGTTTATTAGCGTTCATAAGCATCCGATTGACGGCTGCAGCTGAATCAACTATTGGCGGGCTTGCTGTCCTCGCGAGACACCTGATACCGTGCGACTCCAAAATGCTAAAGTCTGTCCTACCCACAGGAGCAGAACTCTTTCTTGCACGTCCAGAAGGGTCTGGATAAGCATAGATTTTCCTTCCAGGGTATTTTGTCTTAATAGCAATAGCTAGAGCTTCGGTATCTGGATGACCTTTAAACTCATCTAATAAGTGGATTTGACCACCTCTAATTGCTCCTGCTGAAGAACATTGTAAACCAACGTTAAAGTCAATTGCAACATGAACATCTTCACCATCTTGAAAGTAACCTAGGTCGTGTCTTACGTGAATCTTACGATTAAACATATAAAACACATTATTACCAGACTCTTCAAAGCTAGCTTTATATTCTGATGCAAATTTAATTGGGTCTAAGTTTAGTCTTGCTTTATCAATCTCAGAACGATCTAAGAATGGTGATTGTGTGTAATCATAATGGTAGTAACCCCAATCAGGGTCGCTCTCATGATAATGGCACAGCTCATGAAAGTAATCAAATCCTTTAGGTGTACTAATTATCAAACCCCTAGAAGGAGATCGAGCTTTATACAACTTAGCTTTCTGAGCTGACCAACGAGTAGTCATCGTTGGTTGTATAACAGATTGCCAAGCTTCTTTAGGATTGATACCTTTCTTGCAAGACGCAACTTCGTCCCAAACAGTAAAGTAAGAGCCTTTACCTCGCATACGCTCAACGGCTTCATATGATAAAAGCCTCAGGTTGACGTTGTTAGGGAACAAGAACCTACCTGTATCTTTACTTGATTTTAACGCTAAATTATCAGCCCCTAAATCATAAGATAAAATTGGATAGTAAATATCAACAACTTGATCAAATGTAGGGGCAATAACATACACATCCTTATTCGGAACTGTCTTAGGTAGTTCCATTAGCTCATGTACAGCAGTCATTGCAGCTGTACCAGCAAAGTAAGATTTACCCCAGCCACGACTGCAATTAACTGTAACATATCTATGAGTCTTATCAATAAATAAGTCACGATAAACACGAGACTGACCTGGGTGTAATCTTACGGACATAGATTAAATAATTCGTCTGTTATTGATTGAAGCATGTACGCTTCAAATTCTCTACTGGGGTGTGTTTCTCCAAGTAAGGCACAAATCTCTTGTTTGATGTGTACAGCTTCATGCACAATTAAAGAGCGTATCTGATTAGGACTTCCTGAGTTAGTGTCAATACACACTACAGCAGTTACTTTATCATCTTTTGTAAAGAAATGAGTAGTTGCATTGGAATGTTCTGTCTTTAGCCAATTAAAAGGCTTAACCCCAAGTTTCCTACAAACTTTATCAAAATCTTTTTGAGACTTAATTAGAGTATAGTAAACAGGTGATATTAGCAATGATCTATCGCACCATTTAATAGACATAATACTCCGATGTACACAACATAAGTTCGTCGTTGGTTATATTAATCTTAAGATTACGAATATTCTTCGCGATGGGTATACCAATTCGCTCCAATTCGTTAAACACAGGCAAGCCTTTATCAGCACTAAACCTATGTTTAATCAATCGATCAATTGTTACGTTAACATAACCAATACTAAACTCAATCGTAAGCTCTGTCGTCGGTAGAAACATCGGGATCAACCCATGTATCTTCATCAACTGAATCAGTTGTTTCTGTATCTCCAACACTATAAATTTCTCCTTCATTGTGTAGTATAACTGTCAATTGAGCCGGCTTAGCCCCAGACTCTTCAGCGTCTTCATTTACAGCACCATATCTATATTTCAATAGCTTATCAGCTATCGTGATTTGTTTATCAAACAATTCATATAAATTAGGAGCATAAAATGATTTCTCTTTTCCTTTAGAATCTAGTTCTATAATTTCTTTACTTCTTAATTTCTTTTGGTAAAGAACTTCACTCTCAATTTCATTATATTTATCAACAAGAGCCTTAATAGGATCAAAACCTAAGTATTCAAGTCTTTTAATTGAACGTCGAGAACCACCTTTATAAGACTTAATAGGTCTAGTGTCGTCTTCAACATACGTGCTAACTTCCATCTCATTTCCTTGTAGTATAATATTAAGAACTAATGGCCAATTACCGGTCTTAACAATTTAACTAAGTAAGTTAATTAATTATAGATGACTAACTTATTTAAAAAGGATCCATTTATGATTGATTAACTAATTCATCGACTAACTTACTTACTTTAACTCTTAGACTATTCGTCAATTAGTAGTCTTAACAACCTTTAAGAGTATGACTTATATGTTAACATTTAACTTATCAGTTAAACCACTTCCCTGTG